CCCCGACAACCGCCGACCATCCCGAGGAGCCCCTCGCTAAGGTCGCCATCCGCCACCCCGGCGCCTGGCCCCTGGCCTTTGGCTCCTATGTCACCGGCGGCGCCGTCCACCAGGTCGACCCCGCCACCGCCGCCCGCCTGCTCGCCCGCGGCTTCGAGCGCGTGAGCGACGCGGCGCCCAGCGCGGCCGCGGACGCCACCCACCAACCGGCCGGCGCGGTCGCATCCGCCGCTCAAGCCATCACCCTCTTTCCCGCCGATCCCGCTTCCGAGGACTAACCCATGCCCGTACTTGGTTCCGCCGTCAAAGTCGCCCTCTACGACGAGGTCACCTACAAGAGCACGACCAGCGTCACCAAGGGGATGCTGGCCTACTACACCGAGTGCTCCCTCGCCGCCAGCCGTAACAACGTTCAGCCCAACACCATCAGCACCGACCGCTCCCGCGCCAAGCCAGGCGCCGGGAATGTCGATGTCTCCGGTAACCTCAACGTCGAGATGGCCCCGGAGACCATCGGCTTCTATCTGCGCCACTGCCTCGGCGCCCCGGTCACCACCGGCGCCAGCGCCCCCTATACCCACACCTTCCGCCCCAAGGCCCTGCCCGTCGGCCTGATCGTGGAGAGGGACTGGACAGCCAACATCGCCTCAAAGGTAGAGCAGTTCCTGGGTTGCCGCGTCAGCCAGGCGACCATCGACATCCCCCAGGAGGGCGCCGCCACCCTGCAAATGCAGCTCCAGGGCGCCAAGTACACCATCACCACCGCCCCCCTGGATGCCAGCCTGGGTGATACCGGCCATACCGGCTGGTTTGCCCCCGACGCCGCGGTCAAGATCGGCGGCTCCAGCGTCACCAACGTCAAGAGCGTGCAGTTCACCATCGCCAACAACATGGACGGCGGCCGTTATGCGCTGGGCTCCGGCGGCGAACGCCTTGACCTGCCCGAGGGCTTCGCCGATGTTACCGGCGCGGTCACCGCCATCGTTGACACCACCCTCTTCTCCGGCATCATCGACCCGGCCAACGCCCGCACCGACACCACCCTGGAGGTCATCCTCACCTTCGGCGACGGCCTGGGCGGCTCCGCCGGTAACGAAAAGCTCAGCATCAAGCTCGATCATGCCCAGATCGAGTTGGCGACCCCGCCGATCACCAGCCCCGGAGGTATGGAGGTGACCTTCAATTTCACCTCCTTCCGTTCCGGCTCCACCGACAAGGGCCTGCTTGCCGTCCTGTTGTCACCCCTGGCGGATACGTTGATCGCCTAAGCCCCACCCCGGCGCCGGTCAGTCGCCGGGTAGCGGACCGGGCAGCGGTAACGCCCGGGCCGCGCCCTTACTGACCTTACCCCCTCTCTCATCCCTCATCCCTCAACCTTCATCCTTTCCCGAGCACTGACCATGTTTAAACTCCAAACCGAACGCCAGACTTGGCTCACCATCAAGCTGCCCGACCCGGACGGCGAAACGCGCATCAAGCTGCGCGTCAAGCTCCTGTCCCACGCCGACAACGCCGCCAGCAAACACCAGGCCATTAGCGACCAGATCGAGCGCCTCCAGGCCGAGGCCGCGTCCGGCGGCATCGATTCCGCCAGCGCCATGCTGGCCAAGTTCGTCGCCATTGCCGACGCCATCAGCCCCGAGGCCATCGATGCCGACCTGGAGCGCCTGGTGTCCCGCGTCACCGACTGGGCCGACATCGGCGACGAGGCCGGCGAGCCCCTCGCCTACAGCCCCGAGCGCCTGCGCGCCCTCTTGAACGTCGGCACCTGGGTCGTCAAGGCCGTGCGCCAGGCCATCCAGGACCTGGACGATGACGGTCGGCGAAAAAACTGATTGCCTGGCTGCGCTGGCGGCTGGATGCCCCCGGCGAGCCCAGCCAGGCGCCGACGCCAGGCCCCGGCCACGGCGCGTCCACCTGCCGCGTGTGCATGGAGTCGCGCGGTGAGCGCACCTGGTGCGGCCAGTGCGGCGCGGTGGAACTGTGGCCGGAGAACGTCCCCGCCGTCCTGCTCTACCTCGCCTGCGACACCCAGTGGCGCTACGCCGGCATGAATGGCGTCCCCACCGGCCTGGACTACGCCGGGGTGCGGGCGGTGATGGACCTCCAGGCCATCCCCCGGGCCGACCGTCCCGGCCTGTTCGCCGATCTCCAGACCCTGGAGCAGGCCCAGTTGCAGGTCAGCCACCAGCGCCTGGCCCAGGAGCGGGCCAAGCAGACCGCCAGCGCCCGGCCCAGCCCGCGGGGCCGGTAAGGATGAAGGCTGAGGGATGAAGGATGAGCCCCTTCCTCAACCCTCAACCCTCATCCCTCATCCCTTCCTCCGCCTTCAGCCCCCAGGAGCCCCGCCATGGCCGGTAGCATGAGACTCAGCCTCATCATCAACGCCGACGGCACCGCGGCCATTCAAAGCCTCAACCGGGTCAAGGACAGCGTCGGCGGACTGGATCAAGCCGCCGGCCGCGCCGCCAGTGGTGGATTGGGAAGTTTGGCCGGGCAATTGAAAGGGCTGGCAGTGACGGCCGCGGCTGGAATCGGTATCGCCGAGCTGGCCCGCGCCTTTATCAGCGTCAACCTCGAAGCGCAAAAGACGGCCAAGGCCCTCGCTGCCGTGACGGGCAGCACCCAAGCGGCCGCTACCGAGATGGCCTACATCAAGGACACGGCCAATCAGATGGGCCTGGCCGTCAACGACGTCGCCACCGCCTACACCAACCTCATGGCGGCCTCCAAGGGCACCGCCCTGGAGGGCCAGGCCGCGCGCGACATCTTCGAGAGCGTGTCCTTGGCCATGGGCAAGCTGGGAAAGTCCAGCGCCGATACCCAGGGCGCCCTGCTGGCGATCGAGCAGATGATCTCGAAGGGCAAGGTCTCCGCCGAAGAGCTGCGGGGTCAACTGGGTGAACGCCTGCCCGGTGCCTTCAAGGCTGCCGCCGATGCCATGGGAGTCACCACGGCCGAACTGGATGCCATGCTGAGCAAGGGCGAAGTCATGGCGGAGGATCTGCTGCCAGCCCTCAGTCAGCGCCTGCGTGAGCTTTACGACGACGGCAAAGAGATCGGCGGGCTAGAGGCAGAGTGGGCACGGCTGCAAAACGCCATGGCCGAACTGGCTATCGTGACCGATCAGGCCACCGGCACCACCGAGAAGCTAGGCGGCATGATGCGCTGGGCGACTGGACTGGCCGGCGAATGGGCAGAGGCCATTACCGTAGTCAAAAACGCCCAAGCCGGCCTTGGGTTTGCCTATGGTGAGCGGGATGATCTTGCGGCGCTGTTCGCCAAACGAAAACGCCTGCTGGATGACTATCTGACCGCGGTTGATCGCGCCAATCTCATGGGGGGGAATGCGCTAGCTCTGAATGTCACCGGCGCGACCGAAGGATTGCAAAAACTGGCGGAAACCGAGCAAGCGATTCAAAAAATCCGCGGCGCTCTCAAGCAGGCCAAGGAGGCGAGTGATGAAGTTGCCGCGGCCCAGGCGGCCAGCATGAACGATGGCGCGGTCAAGCTTTACGAAGAGCAGCGGGCCAGAGTCGATGAGGCCAACCAGTCCCTGCTTAAGCTCAACGCCACTTATGACGACACCGCCAAGCGCCAATACCAAGTGGCCGAGGCCACCAAGCAGTACCAGGAAATTGCCAAGTCTTTAGGAAAAGACGAGGCCTGGGTAAGCGAGCAAGTCGCCAAATACACCGCCAGCCTGAACAAAAGTACCCAGGCCAAGGGTGGCGCCGCCAAGGCCAGCAAGACCCTGTCCGCCGCCGACCGTGAGAGCGCCCAAGCCGTGTACGAGGCCGAGCGCGCCGTCCAAAGCCTCATCGACCGCTACTTGCCGGCGCGGGCAGCGGCTGAGGATTACGCCGAGGCTCAGGCAGTCGTTGCTGCGGCACTGGCAGGCAAGGCGGGATCAGTGTCCTTGTCCGCCGAAGAAGCCGACAAGATTCTTGCAGAGCTTGGCAAGGAACAGGCCAAAGTGGCCAGCGAGGCCGCTGGCGACGCGGACGCTTTCGCTGACGCGTGGAAAAACGTGGTCGACTCGCTGGACGACACCTTCCAATCCCTGTGGCGCGGACTCATCACCGGCCAGGGCGACGTGCTCGGCAACCTCAAGGAAACCGCCCTCGAATGGGTGGCGGACCTGTCCTATCAGCTCCTCCTCAGCCCCCTTATCGTCCCCATCCAGGGTATGCTCATGGGCATCATGGG